GGCAAACCCCTGGAAGCCGTGGCAAATGCATTGGGCAAGGCTTATGATGGCAACGCAGCATCATTGGGCAGGCTGGGTTTAGGCATTGATGCATCCACATTAAAATCAGGAAACTTTAATGATATTTTTAAACAATTAACAGGAACATTTGGTGGATTTGCTGCTAATGAAGCACAAACAACTGAGAAAAGTTTTGTGCGAATCAAAATTGCAATTGATGAAGCCCAGGAAAGAATTGGCGCGGCATTGCTGCCATTGACTGAAAGATTGACAGCATTTATTTTAAACAGTGCAGTGCCAGCATTAAATGCATTTGTTGGTGGATTGACTGGGGATGAAGGCGTAAGTGATGCATTCACCCAATCAGAAAAAAATGCATTTGCATGGGGTGAGCGTGTTAAATCAGTAATTAAAACCGTTGTTAATTTGAAGGATGAATTGGTTGTTTTGGCAGCCATAATTGGCACAATATTTGTGGTGTCAAAAATATCAGCGGCAGTCACAGGAACAATTGCTGCAATTACTGCATTAGTTAAGGCTTACAATGCATTAAAGGCATCAGCAATTATTGCAGGCGTTGCAACTTATTTTGCATTAAATCCATTGGCAGGCGTTGCAGCCGCAGCCATTGCCGCGGGTGTCTTAGCAGCTGCAAACAATTTGGTAAGCCGCTCAGATATTGATGTGGGAAATTTTGATATTGGATCAGCAACTGGCAATGGATCGAACTTTAATTTTGGTGCAGGGAATCCAGCATTTACTGGTTCATCATCTGCAAGATCAGTGCCATCAATCCCGACAATTACCAGCGGAACGGGCGGTGGTGTATCAATTCCAATCCCACCAATCATGCCCACAAATTTCACACCATTTGGGCAATCGGGGGGCAATGGTCAAGGATTTATTGGCACACCATTTGGACAAGCACCAACAAACATCACCGTGAACATGGGCGTTGTTGGTGATCCCGAAGGGGCGAAACGCGCCATTATAGATTTACAAAATGAGGGATTTTATCGGGGAACGGGCGGCGGTAATTTATTGCAGGGGCTTAAATGAGCCAATGGAATCCAATTTGGAAACTGGAAATTAATGGTGTTGATTACACCAATTTAATCCTTAGCAATTTAACAATTACCAGCGGGCGAACCGACATTTACTCTCAGGCAAATGCAGGTTATTGCAACATTGAATTAATCAATTTAGATCAAACAAATTACACATTTGCCATTAATGAATCAATTTCAATTTCAGTTCAAGATTCAACTGCAACATTTGTGCCGATATTTGGCGGAACAATTACTGATTTAACAATAAGCGTTTCAGAAATTGGCTCAGTTGCATACGCTCAGACATACACAATGATTGCATTAGGTGCATTAAGCCGATTGCCCAGAATTATTACTACGGGAATATTGCCACATGAATTTGATGGTGATCAAATTTATCGGGTGTTATCTGAGATTTTATTTAATCAATGGCAGCAAGTGCCCGCAGCTGAAACATGGGCTGCCTATGATCCAACTCAGCAATGGCAGGATGCAGAAAATACAGGATTAGGTGAAATTGATCAGCCAGGCGATTATGATTTGGCAGCACGATCATCCAGCGTAATTGATGTTTATTCATTGGTTGCGGGGCTTGCAACATCAGGATTAGGGCAAATTGGTGAGGATGCATCAGGTCGGATTTTTTATGCTGATTCAACACACCGCAGCCAATATTTATCAGCAAATGGTTATGTGGATTTAGATGCCAATCACGCCAATGGCAGAAACCTGCAAATTCGCACCCGCAGCGGTGATGTGCGAAATTCAATAACTTTAAAATACGGGGCAAATTCCAATAATGAGGTCACCGATTCTGATGCTGCATCAATCGCCTTATACGGTAATTTATCGCAAATCATTTCAACTACATTGCACAACCAGGCTGATGCGACAACACAGGCAGCGTTTTATTTAGAATTGAGGGCATACCCAAATGCCCAATTTAATCAGTTTGCATTTGACCTTACAAATTCTGAAATTGATGATGCAGATCGGGATGCCCTAATAAATACATTTATGGGGCAGCCGCTTAGGGTTTCAAATTTGCCACTTAACATGAATTCAGGTGAGTTTTTGGGATTTGTTGAGGGCTGGACATTTGCAGCTGCTTACAATGAATTATCACTGACCATGAATGTGTCACCCCTGGCATTTAGCCTGCAAGCATTTAGGTGGGAAAATGTGCCAATTGTTGAACAATGGCAGGATGTCAGCGCAACATTGGATTGGGCAAATGCTACAATCCTTTAATAGAGTAGGAGCAAATAAATGAGCAATCCAACAACACCATTTGGGTGGCAAATGCCTGAGAATACAGATTTGGTCACAGATTTACCCGCTGATTTTGAGGTTTTTGGACAAGCGGTTGCAACTGATTTGCAATATTTATTGGGTGGAACAACTGGGCAAGTATTGGCTAAGGCATCAGCAACTGATCTTGATTTTGATTGGGTTACTGATGCAACTGGCATGACAAATCCAATGACAACAACCGCTGACATGATTTATTCATCCCCTGGTTCAACGCCAGTGCGATTGGGAATTGGCACTGCAAATCAATTGTTGCGTGTTAATTCAGGAGCAACCGCACCTGAATGGGCAACAATTTCAAGCGGCGGATTGACTTTATTATCTACAACAGCATTGTCAGGATCGTCAACAACTGTTTCAAATATCAGCGGCAGTTACAAAAATCTTAGAATTGTTATTTTAAGTGCTACAAATTCACAGGGCAGCAATTTATCAATGCGATTAAATGGCGATACTGGAAGCAATTACAGCCGTCAATTACAGGTTATGAACTCTGGAACACAATCTAATGAAACTGGCAGCGGTAATTCAAACATAAATATTGGCGCAATAGATTCAAGCACTAATTCCTATGATATGGCTAATGCTTTTTTAACTATTCCTGAATACACAAATGCTTTAGATAAAGTAATTATTGTGAACACAGTTGGTAAAGGTGGCGCAAACATTTATCAGAAAAATGGTCTTGCAATTTATGACACATCTTCTGCAATTACTAGTTTTACTGCCTTTCCTGGTGATGGTGGAACTTTTAGTCAAGGCAACATACTAATTTACGGAGAGAGTTAAAATGAAAAACACACCACAGGTAAAAATTGTTAATTCTCAAACTGGCGAAGAAATTATCAGAGATGCAAGCGTTGAAGAAATTGCACAAATGAAAATTGATGCCGCTAATTCAAAAGAAGAAAAAGCCGAAGCCGAAGCAAAAATTGCGCAACGCCAATTGATCCTGGACAAACTGGGATTGACCGCTGATGAAGCAAAATTGTTAATTGGCTAATGATCAGTCAAAATGGCTGGGTTGCATCTGAGGATCAAAATGCAATTGGCATCAAATCATTTCCAGTGCCAGGCACAAAGATCAAATTGCGGTGCGCTGAAAAGGTTGCGCCTTTACTGGTCACATTTGCAGCTGAATTTCATGCGCACATTGAACCAATTGATCAAGGGGCGTTGGATGATTGGGGTTATTGTTTCAGGAATGTGCGCGGGGCAACTGACAAACTCAGCAATCATTCATCAGGCACTGCAATTGATTTAAACGCCACAAAGCACCCATTGGGTCATGCAGGCACATTCACGCCAATGCAAACCGTAATGATCCAGGCGTATTGCAAAAAATATGGATTAAAATGGGGCGGAGATTGGAAAAGACCTGATGAAATGCATTTTGAGGTTTCAGTAAATGAGGCGCAATGCGCTGCATTGATTGAAAAGTTAAACCTAGTGAAAGGTAAATAATGGATAAATTAAAACCAGTGATTGCCAGTTGGTTGCGCTCCTATGTTGCAGCTGCATTGGCGGTTTATATGTCAGGCGGTAATTTGCAAGCAATGGCAATGGGTGGCGTTGCAGCAATTGTGCCCGTGCTGATCAGGTATTTAAATCCTAATGATCAAGCATTTGGCAGATTGGCATCCACTAAGTAATGAGCACAAATGAATGGGTTGCGGTGATCGGGTGTGGTATTGCCATGCTCACTGCAATCTATTCAGTGATTAGATTTGTGACAAAATCAATCATGCGCGAATTATTGCCCAATTCAGGCAAATCCATGAGAGATGAATTGCGGGTGTTAAGTGCCAGGGTGGATGCAATTTATGAGATTTTAGGCGGTAAATAGCACATTCAGCGTGTTGGTCATTGCCGATTGTCAGCCCGTGATGTCATACTGATTTAACCTCACCATAAGGCGGGGGATTAGATCGGGAGCATACAAATGAACAATGAAATGATAAATGGTGCAGCACTCTTAATTGGGGTGCTTATAGGGCTGCCAGTGGGCTTAAAACTGGGCTTTAAACGCGGTGATACCCAGGGCAGCCGCAGGGGATTTGCCCGCGGTTTAGCGGTCACCCGTGAGATGGTTTCAAGGATCAATCATGGTGCTTGAAAATTATGAAACCGTTGCTGAAAGAATTGAAAAATTTTGGATGCGATACCCAAACGGGCGAATTGATGTCAAAGTAATCCATCAGGATGGCAGCCGATACATTGTCCAATGCGATCTTTACAAAGATTTGCAGGACATGCTTCCATTTGCATCAGATTTTGCTGAGGAAATCAGGTCAAACAATAATCGCTTCCCATTGGAAAACTGCACCACATCCGCAATTGGGCGCAGTTTGCATACGGGATCAATTAGCAAATTCAGTGATGGCATACCCCGCCCATCCGCTGAGGAAATGCGCAGGGTTAATTTAACCGTAGTGCCCGCAGCTGCTAATGATGAATTTATGTTATTAGGTGACACCCTGGATGGCGTAATTGATCAGGTGCTTACAAATACTGCACCGCCTGAATCACCAAAATGCAGTCATGGCTATATGCTGGCAAAATCAGGGGTAAATTTCAAAACAAATAAGCCGTATTCAGGATTTGTTTGCGGATCAAAAACCAATCCATGCAATGCGATTTGGAACAGATAATGGGCGGCATCTCATTTACACGCAATGGCGTGACTGCTCACATCACCGCTGAGGGTGAATTGCTTAATAATAAACAGGCGCAACCGTGTGATTCATGTTTTGAGCCATTTGCCAAATCCGACATGATTCCCATTGTGGATGATCGGTTAATCATCTGCAAATTATGCTATTTAAAACACATGACCCATGATTGAAATATTGCTGACTAGGGCGGATGAAATCTTATGCGCCCAGGTTGGATTGGAACGGGTTGAGTATTCCAAAATGCGCGGGCATCAGCATTCATACATTACGCCCAATAATGGCAATTATTTCAAGGATGTTTTAATTGCATCAGAATCTGCCGCAGCTGAAATGGCGGTTGCCCGTTCATTGGGGATCGCCAATTTCACACCCACTGCAAACACATTTAAATCAATGGCTGATGTGGCAGAAAACATTGAAGTTAAGTGGACATCCTGGACTGATGGTCATTTAATTGTCACACCTAAGGATCGCGATACTGATATTGCGGTGCTTGTCGTTGGCGATTGCCCCAAATTTAAAGTGATTGGATGGATTCCAATGGTTATTGCCAAAAAACCTAGATTCAAGCATTCCAAAATGGATGCATGGTGGATCAGCCAAATTAACCTGCAACCTATTGAAACCCTGAAACGGAGCAATTATGCTCACATACAAATTTGATTGCAATATTTGCTTAAAGGTTGAGCAATGCAATGGAAGCAACATTAAAACGCTGAAAACTGATTGGAAAGTGTTCAGTGATCAATTGTGGACATTGCCCCCAGGATTGAGATTAATGGAATGCCAGGGGTGTGGCAACACGGGAATCAAATTGGTGCAAAATGAAAATTCTTAATCTTTATGCGGGTATTGGTGGCAATCGTAAATTATGGGGTGATGAGCATCAAATCACAGCGGTTGAGAATGACCCTAAAATTGCAGCTATATATTCAGATTTTTATCCAAATGATCAAATGGTTATTGGTGATGCCCATGCTTACTTAGAGGATCATTTTATGGATTATAACTTTATATGGTCAAGCCCACCATGTCAGTCACATTCAAACATGAGGCAAAATTTGCGTGTAAGGTTTAATGGCTCAAAACCAATGTTTGCCGACATGCGACTTTATCAGGAAATTTTGTTTTTGATGTATAATTTCAAGGGCAAATGGGTGGTTGAGAATGTCATTCCTTATTATCCCCCATTAATTAAACCAACAACTAAGCTGCAACGCCATTTGTTTTGGTGCAATTACCACATCAGGGAAAAATGGTTTCAGAAAGAAATTTTGCGTGATTCGCAAATTCCCCAACTCTCTTCAATGCATGGTGTAAACCTTGATGCCTATAAATTATCAAACAAACGCCAGGTATTACGCAACGCCATTTTGCCTGAGTTGGGTTTGCATGTATTTGAACATGCTCAATTTGATTTGCCGTCTGACCTGCGGTTATTGTGAATTACTT